CTTCTTAATCCCAAGACTACGAGCGCAATAGCTATCGCCCTTAGATGTGCCGGGTTTTACTCTGGGGCCACCACCTTTAGCCTTACCTGCTTGTCCGTAACTAACCTTCTTACCACTAGAAGTTATCTTTACCTTTGCTTTACCTTTACGAGGTTTTCTAGTAGCCATTACTTATCCTCATCTTTTGTTTCATTAAATATACTTTGCATAGTATCAGACTCATATATCCTAATACCTAACCATACAATCGTCAGCAAAGACGCTGTAGGCGGTAGCCATGCCGCTAGTGATGCTACTGCTGTTGACGCTGCCGCTACATCTAACATATCTTTTGTTTGCTCATCCATTTGATTGACCTATAATCCAAGAAATTACAGAGTACAACCCAAAGGCTAATATGGCTATGCCTGTGATCTGTACTGTGTTCCAAAACACTGCTTTACGTTTACGCTCCTGTGCGTATATAGTCTTCTCACGCTGCTCTTTAATCTTCCTACGTAAAGCTACTAGCTCAGAGTAACCATTAGGGCCATACGTATACATCAGGAGTTCTCTGAGTTCCTTCTCTTGTTGCTGTACTTTCTTGTTATGGGCATATATCTGCATTGCCTCTTGCTCAATAGACTGTCCTGAAACAATCTTCTTAAACAGAGGCGGGTTCTCAACTCTACGTTGACATTCATTTAAATCACTTACAGCTCCGTACCAACGAGCTATCTGTCCAAAGGTATCCTCTACACCACGACCAGCAGCTACCATACGCTTGATAGTACCAAATGCATTAGTGGCTATGCTGATGGCTGTGACTGGATCAATCATTATAAAGCCTCTGTTATTCCGTAATCACTCATTGCGTAATCTTCTGGGTAATCTACAGTTAATGCGGGTAACTTAAAACCTTCGTGCAATTTCCCTGCTTGTTCCATTTCATCTAACTTCATTAGATACCGCTGCATCCAATGGTAATCAGCACCTCCCTTAGATACAGATGCAACAATTCCTGCGTAAGTCTGATCGTAAAGATACGTTGCGGGGCTTTCGTCAGTTGTCTTAACATCAAGATTACCAAGCTTTGCCTGATGCTTTAACTCAAACATATTTAGGGTATCTTCACCAACTACTATGTCTGCATCGAACCTAAACTGTGCCGCTTCTTTACTGATCCATGTGACGCGAGAATGTGCTTCAGAGTCTTGACAGTACTTCTTACTTTGACCATAGTATTGGTAATGTAAGTCTTGATAAAACTCAGCAGTCTCGTTATCCAGTAAATGCGTATCCTTGAAATGTGTCACATAGTCAAAAGCTAACAACTCGTCATACTTTACTGTAAACGGCTGTGATATATATGTAGCATCGTCTGCAAATCTAATGCCTTTCTGATTTAAAAGTAGTAACGCATCTGGAGGGTTATTGATAGTCTCTAAGTTCTTATAAAACCACACCCCATGTGGGGTTAATAAATCATCACCATCTACCAAAACACAGTAATCATTATCAGAAGCTAAGAAGAGATCAAGAACAGCATTCTTTCCAGTAGCAGGAGTACCATCACATTCTGTTATGTAATACTCAATGCCTTGAGACTCGCAGAAGCTTTTAACTATCTTCGCATGATCAATGTCACCCGTATTAATAACAACAACAGCGTCTTCCGGCTGTAGGTTACTGTATCTATAATTAAAGTGTCTCTTTAATGCAGAATAGTCATTTGATGTTAGAATATAAAACTGCAATTTATTCGCCTTCTGATAAGTCAATGGTATGGATAACTATAGCTTCGTTTAAAGCGTCTTGTATTTCGTCATTTTCTAAATCAATAATATTAACTTCGTAATACTTGTCATCTTTACTGAAGCAAGCCCACTCAGCTTTCGGTTCTTTCCTAATTTGATATTCAATCACATCATTCTCCATTATCTAAAGATCACAAATCTAAGCGCACCTGCACTCTGGCCTATAGGATCAACTGTATTTGCGGAAAGAATCCATGTCCAACTAGAGTAATTAAAGTAAGAATCAGAAGAGTATGTTGCATTAGAACGCTGTAAATTGGCATGCGGAACATTGGGATACCCTGAAGTGTTGGTGGGTCTTATTTCCATCTTAGAGAATCCAGTGTTGCCATAGCTGCGGCCCTGTATAGCAATACTTATTTCAGTACGCCCCCCACTTAGGCTTTTTCTTTTTAACCAATAATAGCGATTAGTGTTGTTCCTAAAGTTGCAGGTATTGTCAGACAGGCTACCCATCTGGCCCCAATAGTATCTGTTATCTCCGTATCCATATTCAGATGTAGTGCCATTTCTCTGGACATACAGCACCTGCCTATCTACTCCCGCCTCTTTATTATAGAAATCGCTGACAGAAATAGTCTGTTGGTAATATTGATTCTTTCCGGCAAGGTTTCTATGTATAGAATCGCCTAAAGCCTGATTGTTCATACTGCCGTAACTCATGCCCCTCGATTCAATTGTTATGTCTTGGAAACTTAGAGTACCTGAAGAAGGTAGAGCCATTAGATGTCTCCCCAAGGGAGATCAGTTTTCTCTGTAGGGTTCAGTTTAAGTTCCAGTGCGGCAGTAACACCTTGTTCTAGTTTACTTACTTCTTCATCGCCTAATGCTGTCTTTACCCATTCGATAGCTTGAGGCTCAGTAACATCTGACCAATCAACAAAACCTTCAGCACTAGGATCTGTAGCGTCTAAGTCTATAGCCCCATAAACTCTTTCGCGGTGTAGTTCTCTGTCGTTTTCTTCTACACCACCTACCCACTCCAGAGCAAGTAACTCCCAATGAACTATAGAAATAACACCTGTAACTTTATCAGCTTCTAGCGCATTAACTTGCCAACTAAATTGCATTCTATTTCTCCAAGTTCTGTAAACGTAATTCAAGATCATCCACTTTCGCAGATAACTCTTTTACCGCTTCAATTAACAATGGCGTTAGCTTTTCATAGGATACAGTCTTGTAGTCTTTACCTAACGCAGAGGGGCTGACAATCTCTGGCAGTACCTTCTCGACCTCTTGCGCTGATACACCAACCTCTAGCCCGTTCTGCTCCGCTCCTGCAAGTATTGCAGTTTCGTTGGGCTTAAAGTAATAACCATTGAGCGTGTTCAGCTTTTCAAGAGGGTTATCAATCTTGCCTTTAAAGTCTTTAAGGCGTTCATCAGAATAGTAAGCTGTGATATTACCAGTAGCTACAATAGACCCTACAACATGTAACGCTTGCGCGGGGGCTGTAGTTCCAATTCCTACCCGTCCGTTAGACGCACACCTCATGGTTTCCCCAGAGCTGCCTCGTCTAAATGTCATATGTTGGCCGCTACCGAAAGAAGGAAGATAAGCATCAAGTTTTGTAGTGCCGCCATATGGAGTTACTGAAAAGCCCGAGTCAGTGCCAGAAGTATTCTTGCAACTAAGTATTGGGCCTGTACTTGTCGCAATTTCTAAAGATACCCGACCAAGGGTGTCTATGCGCATACGTTCTGTGCCAGCAGTAGAAAACCCTATAGTGTTGGTAGTGTCTTGGAATAGCCCTGTATCCCAGTCATAGCCAATACATAGTCTAGGAGCCGCTGCTGTAGTAGTTCCAGCCGCTGCTGTTGGTTTAATTCTACCTGAAATCCCTATGTCACCAACAATATCTAATTCTCTGGTAGGCGAATCAGTCCCTATGCCCACATTGCCAAGGTGGTCAATCCTTAGGTTTTCTTGCTGTACGCCATTAGCATCTCCGTTTCTAAACACCAATTCCGTAGCATTACCAAACTCAGTAGCCGCTTCTGCTTTTACGGAAGCACGAACACTAGGGCCACTACCAGAAACATCAGCAGAGTGAAACTCAAGAGCGCCAAATACAGGGTCTGCCGTCCAATTAGTGTCATTACGCGTATTTGAAAGCCTAACTGTAGGCGCAGAGTTTGAGGATATATCCAATAACTTAGCTGGCGATGTAGTCCCTATGCCTACACGATTGTTTGTTGAGTCAACTGCTAGGGTGGTTGTGTCAACAGTAAGGCCAGCAAAGTCAGGGCTGTCAGTAGTGGCTACGCCTTGTCCAATACTAAACTCTGTACCGGTAAGCGTAATGCCTGTGCCAGCGGTGTAAGTAGTGCCAGCACCTGTAATTGTAAAGTTAGGGTATGTACCAGATATGGTGGTAGTACCTGCGCCAGTTAGTGCGACAGTCTGGTCAGCCTGTGCAGCTGTAGCATAATCACTGGCAGCTGTAGTTGATGCTGTACCTAAACCTAAGTTAGTTCTTGCGGTAGCTGCGTTGTTAAGGTCAGACAGGTTATTAGTTGCAATTAACGCACCAGACAATGAAGCATAGGCGTTAACCCATGCGCTACCTTCGTACACCTTCATGTCATCGGTGGAGGTGTTGAAATAGAGCATACCCGCAGCTAGAGCATCACCATCGTTATCGGTAGTAGGGTCACTAGCTTTAGGGCCAAGATATCTATCATCAAATGAATCAAAGGCTGCCAGTGCTGCATCTCTTGCAGCTTCTGCGGCAGTCTGTGCAGTACCTGCTGAGGTTGCACTGTTGGCTGAGTTAGTAGCAGACGTAGCTGCATTAGTTTCTGACGTAGCTGCATTCGTTGCAGAATTAGATGCTTCACCAGCCTTAGTGGTAGCAGTTGTTGCGCTACCTGACGCACTAGTGGCGCTAGAGGCTGCGTTAGTTTCTGAGGTGGCTGCTGCTGTTGCAGAGTTACCTGCATTGGTTTCAGAGGTTGCAGCTGCTGTTGCACTAGACGCTGCGTTAGTAGCCTGTGTAGACGCTGTAGTGGCGCTAGAGGCGGAATTCGTTGCGCTAGTTGCTGCATTAGTTTCAGACGTAGCTGCATTGGTGGCACTAGTTGCTGCGTTGGTTTCAGATGTTGCTGCGTTTGTTGCGCTAGTAGAAGCCTCTGATGCTTTAGTAGTAGCTGTTCCTGCATCTGTTGAAGCAGAGGAAGCACTTCCAGCCGCTGCTGTAGCAGACCCAGCTGCGTTGGTTTCTGAGGTGGCTGCATTAGTAGCAGACGTAGCTGCATTCGTTGCGCTAGTTGCTGCATTAGTTTCGCTAGTAGATGCAGCAGTTTCATGGTTTCCTGCTAACACCTCTGAAGCGGCTGCCGCAGTAGCACTAGCTGCTGCTGCATTCTCAGATACTAGAGCTGCCGCTGCTGCGTCTTCAGCACTGCTTACATAAGCACCGGATGTATCACCATACTCTTTATAAAAGCCTGTCATAGTTTATCTCGTAGGTATAATGCTAATAGTTGAACCAGACCAGTCTGCATCCTCTGCCATCTTAATAAGGTCTGTAGCAGTGGCTTTAAACTTAGCTTCGTACTGAAGGGCTTCCTCTGTGTTCTTGGTATACAGTGATAGTTCTGTTAATGCACCATATAGAAGTAAGTCAGTTCCATATTCTACAAACCAATTATTATCAGTATCATTAACCAGATCATCAGCTACATAGTAGTAATAAAGATCAGCAGAGCTAACATCAGAGGAAGGGCCAATAATAAACTTACTCTGCTTACGAGCAAAGTACTTAGGTATGCCTTGATTGTTTTGCTGCTTAGTTACAAAGGCAAGGTCTTTACGCTCAAGCTCTATAGACTTACCATTAACCACGACAGTGAGAGACTTAACCTCAAGGTAGTCTGAAGGAAGCAGCAGCGTATTGTTAGTTACTGTAAGTGTAGAAAAGCCCTCCAAGATAGGAAGGCGTAGGATTCTGTTTGCTCTGTCTTGAGCTATATTGATAAACGAATCAATAACTGAATTTGATATATCTGTTCGGTTACTCCAATCCTTAACTAGAGTTCGGAGTTCGCCTAAGTTGTTTACTGCCATTATATACGCCCATTATCTGTACGGAGTTTCAAATAATCTCTATCTCTAAGACGAGCAAACATCTTTGCTTTCAATGAAGGGTCGTTAAAGAGTTGATGCATAGAACAGTTCCATTCTTTACACCAAGCATTAATTAGATTAAGGGGGATAGTAGCAACCTTACGTCCAAAGGTATCTTTGTTAGTTCGGTTTAGATTATTGTCAGCTTCGATCTTATTGTTGGTAAAGATTGAGCTATAGTCTTGAGTAGTCCCGATGCTAAGAGTGTCATCGTTGTTTTGAATAATGTGGGTACGAACGTCAGACATAGTTACTCCTAGAATAATAGAAGGCTGGAGTGCCTCTTAAGACACCCCAGCCTGTGTAGCACTTAACGATTAGCTTACGTTAAGGTCACGAATCGCACCAGAGGCGGCTTCGTTCTTAGAGGTCAAAGTGTACTCAACCAGCAACTGCTTAGACTCAAAGTCACCAGTCTTGGCGATATCGTTAGTCTGGAAGTCACGATAAGTATCAACAGAGAACATATCTGGCTGGAGAACCAGAACAGTTTCGTTGAGCATAAAGCGGTTAGGTACAACTGCCAACTCACCATAGTCAGACACGTAAACGTCTACTGCGTTAACGATAGTCTTGTCACCAACATCTTTGTAACGAGTAGCGTTACCAGTGAAAGCAGTGATCTTAGCTTTCTGGAATGCGTTACACATGATGATAGAAGGAGTTCCACCCTGTACCCAGCAGTCTTCAACAACGCCAGTTAGCAGAGCTTCGGTAAAGTCACGATCAGTACCAGCAGCACCGATGTCAGTACCATTACCATCAGGAGCGTCACCACCGGAGCCAAAGCTACAGTTAGTACCCAACCAAGAAGTAACAGAAGCCAACTCACGAGCAGTACCAGCAGCAGCGCCAGCAACCTGTGCTTTGTCAGTACCAACTAGAGTCTTCTCCATGTCACGCTTGAGTTCCATTCCCTTCTTAGCCAGCTGGTAAGCCATCTGAGAAGCCCTACCCGCAGCATCAGCTGCTTCGTTAGAACCAGATACGCTTACAGTCTTAGAAGCGATCTGAGTGTAGTTACCCACACGTACAGAAGCAACAGACTCAGCGGCTGGAGCGGCAGCGCCTTCAGCAACTTTGTTGTCAGCTGCGGCAGTTAGGTCATCAGTCTGCCACTCGTGATAAGTACCAGAAGCTGTGCCTTTACCTACGTTAGACATAAATGGGGTGTCAGTAGGTGCGATGTTGTAAATAATATCTGCGAGGTCTTCGCGGATTCCCTTGGTTCCGTAAGTTTCAAATACTGGATTAGCCATTGTAATAGTCCTTTAATATAATAAGATTAAGAAGTTAGTGAGAGAAGAGCCGCAGCTGCATCTTCCACTTTACCAGAGCGTTTTAGCTTTTGCCGTTGTTCCTTAACTGCGCGAGCCTTTCGTGTTTGTGCAGTTGCTGGAGAAGATGCCTTTACTTTCTTCTTAACAATAGGCTGCCGCTTTTTCTTAACAGTAGCTTTCTTGCTAACAAGTTCATCGTAAAGACGAGCCTTATTCAGCATTGCAATATCACGAGCGGTACTGATAGTGTTTAAGGCAGCATCATCGTAACCTTGCTCCTTAGCATAATCAATAACACTTTTCTGGAAGTCTGAAGATAACCACTCAGGTACTAGCTGATTTAGTTTCTCCTGTTCCATAGCTACAATCTTCTTCTGCTGTTCCTGTCGCTGTAGTTCAGCTTGTTGTTGTGCTGCTTGGAAGTTCTGAATGTTCTGACGTAAGTTGTCTTCAACATCTTGAACACGCAGCTGCTGTCGTACATATTCAACTGGATCAGCTTCTTTGTCGATTGAAGCAAGCAGTTCTTTAGACTTATTAACCTCTGCCATTTGTTGTGCGGCAGCTAGTTCCATAAGTTGCAGATACTGTTGTCGCTCAGCTGTCAAGTTTGTCTTAATATTATCTAACTCTTGAGACTCTGCTTGTAGCTTCTGGACTCGCTTAGTGTAATTCTTCTCTAGCTGATAACCCTTCTTAAGCTCTTCGAGGTTAACTTCGTACTCTTCACCATCCACCTTAACAGCGTATAGATCATCTTCTGAAGTCTCCTCTTGAACCTCAGCTTGGTCATCCTCTTCTTCGGAATCCCCCACTTCAGCGTCACCATCGTCTTCTTCCATTTCGACTTCGGTTTCTTCCTCTGCTTCAAGTTCGACTTCAGTGTCGTCCTCTTCAGCAGTGACCTCTTGAGTTTCCTCTTCGAGGGTTTCTTGCTCTAGCACTTCTTGATCTGCTTGCTCCGTAGAGGGCGTTAAAAGACGAGCTACTGCGTTATCAATACTGTTTTCATTTAGGGCATCCACTAGGGGGTAGCCTCCTATTAAGTTATCTAATATTAATCTATGTATATATTATAGCATACTTTATGCCAAAAGTAAAGAACTATTTCAACTTTTGTGCAAATTCGTAGTTAGATACATAGCCTTCTAGGA